GTATCTAAAGGATGATAATCTTTTAAGTTAGGAACTTCAATCACATCGCCTGACATGAGCTTGCGGCCAAACGTGTCAATCATGTCATTATAGTGGAATGTGATAAACAAGGTATCACCATTTAAAAATAATCCAAATTGTGTTAGATCAAAGTCTACGTCTTGTGTGCGATACACGCCACGCATAACGAACACATCAGGATCATATACACGATCTCGATTTTCTAACAGCAACAAATCTTCAATAAACAGCGGATTTGTTGTAGCGTAATTAGGAATGGTGGCATCATTATTGCCGTTGTCTGTGCCAGCACCTTGCGGACCGAGGTATTTGTGGACGTAAATATCTAATCCACCAACAGTGTACATTTCTGAGATGGTACGGTCTAAAAACTGGTAATCGTTCGTCCTATTAGGACGCCACATACTTAATCTTGGCATAGTCATGTATTTATGGGTTAGATTGACTTGAAACTCAAAATATTGTATAATTACAAAATGGACGAATTATTTCAACGCTTAGATCGAGCAGAAAAGGCTATTGCTACTGTTAAAAATAAGGTAGCTCGTCGTGATCTGCTCAAAATGGTTCGAGCAGTAGATCAAGCTATTGTAGCCGCAGATATGGAAAGTGTAGAGTGCCGCAGATTACACAGAGAAACCAGCCGCTACAAAGAACTAGTCCAAAAAGTAGCAGACCTATTAACCAATTTAGAACAACATATAACCTTTGCAAACCTGCTTGGTTGACCTTATACAAACTTTACTATACAATAAGACTATGGCAAAATCAAACGAAATCAAAAGACTAAATCCCAAGGGTGCCGAAACCAAATATGTAGGACACGAACCTGAGTGGAAATTCCAACCCACAGAAGACAATCGTCTCAGCAGTTTGGCCAACGCATTCCAATGGTACAACTATCACTATGGTAAAAAAGATGCCAAAGAAATGCTGTGCCATTATTTAGAGCACAACGGCCGTAAGGTAGATGCCAAAACCATGCGTGGCATTCCTGACAGCCAAATTCGTGTCACTCCGGCTTGGGTATGCCGAATGACCTTGATTGGACTTGTACTTAACGAACACGAACAAAGTATTGTTGACGAGCAAATTAGTGCCATGCTCAAAGCCAAACAAGAAATTAAAAAGGCACAATCAGAAGTTGATGCAGATACAGCCGTGGCAAAATTAACAATCCAAGATCACCTGCGCGAAAAAGTAAGTGAGTGTTGCGGCGAGCTCGAAGGTATGTTTGATGACTTTATTGTTACTGGTGCCAAGATGAGTGCAGATTTTAGCCCAATCAAACTCATGCGTGGCATGAATATCAGTCCCAACATGGTCGGAACAGTATCAGCTGTTTGGGAATTACGCCTGGCTGAATTTAATGAAGTATTGGCCGGCGAAGATGCTGACCTAGTTGAAGGATACAGCCATCTTACAAAACTACAACTTAAGAACTGTGTTAAATTTTGTGAAACAGTGATCAACGATTGCAATAGTTATGTACAACTTAAAAAAGTAGAACGCAAACCTCGTGCTAAGAAAGCAATAAGCCCAGAAAAACTTACACGCAAGTTTAAGTTCCTTAGAGAGTTTGATGAGCTTAAACTTAAATCTGAACCCGTTACTAAATTAGTTGGTGCCACAGAAGCATGGTTATACGATACCGCCAAACGAAAACTAATTCACGTTATGTCTGACAGCCATATCGGTACTTTTACAGTTAAAGGTAGTGCGATTGCTGGATTTGATACCTTGACAACTGTACAAAAAACACTTCGTAAACCAGCTGAACAAATCAAAGCAGTTATAGGTGGTGGCAAACCTGCTGCTCGTAAAGCATTTGGTGAAATTAAGGCAACTGAAACTAAGTTTAACGGGCGTGGCAATGATAACCTAATCATACTTTGGGCTTGGTAAACAGCTAAATACAGGGAACACGGAGCTCCCTTACATGGCCTTAGAAAATCAATCTAGCTTAGAAACATTAAAACAAAATCTTTTTGATTATGTACGCCTACAACTTGGTGACCAAATCATTGATATTGAGCTAGATGCTGAACACTACGAAGCGGCTTATCAGCGTGCCATTGGCGTATATCGTCAGCGAGCACAAAACGCTTATGAAGAGAGCTACACTTTTTTAGAACTAGTTACTAATGTTAATATCTACGATATGCCACAGGAAGTGATAAGTGTGCGTCAAATTTTCCGTAGAACATTTGGTGATAGCACAGGACCATTTGCATCAAATTTTGATCCATTTAGCCAGGCGTCGATGAATGTGTACCTAATGAATTTTAACGTGGCTGGCGGCCTGGCCACTTATGATTTTTACAGTCAGTATGTAGAGCTTGCCGGACGTATGTTTGGTGCCTACATGAACTATACCTACAACCCAGTCACTAAAAAATTACAACTTATCCGTGATCCTAAAGGCACAGGCGAAGCAGTATTGATGTGGACTTACAATTTGAAACCAGAATTTAACCTGCTGAGCGATTTCCAAATTGTTCAATGGCTTCGAGACTATGTTACTGCTAACTGCAAATTAATTGTTGGTGAAGCACGTGAAAAATTCTCAACAATTGCAGGCCCTCAATCGGGCGGTAGTTTAAATGGTGCCGCGATGAAAAGCGAAGGCCAGGCTGCTATAGATAAGTGTATCGAAGAACTTAAAAATTACGTGGATGGATCACAACCCATAACATTTGTAATTGGCTAACATACTGTAGACTTTTTCCAAAACTCATGCTATACTCTTAGCATGAGCTCACTAATGATTGACATAGAAGGTTTAGGAACTGGTCCCGATGCGACCATTTTGACCATTGCGGCTCAAAGTTTTGACCCATTTGGTTCTGGCTATTATGATCGTCAATACTATGCTCGCATCACTTTGGAAAGCCAAGAAAATCGTAACATACAACAAGATACCATAGACTGGTGGGCTACACAACCAGAAGCACAAGCTGAAGCATTTATGGAAGAAGGTCGTGTGGATTTGGACCAAGCACTTGATAGCCTATACAAATTAGCATGGCAACATAAATTTATCTGGGCCAATGGTCCAACCTATGACATGAACATTCTTGAACATGCCTACAAAAGTTATGGCAAAAGTTTACCCTGGCAGTTTTATAATGTTCGAGACGCTAGAACAATCTATAGTTTATGGCCAGAGTTGCCCAAGCCACCCACTAGTCACCATGCCTTAGAAGATTGTCGTAGACAGATCGATATGTTGCAGGCTACATTACGACATTTAGATGTAAAGGAAATAAGATGATCATTGGAATTGCTGGATTCCAGGGTGCCGGAAAAGATACTGTGGCTGACTACCTGCAAAACATTTATGGTTTTAAACGTGATAGTTTTGCCGCTACTCTTAAAGATGCTGTGGCAGCTGTGTTTGGCTGGGATCGTGAGCTACTTGAAGGCCGTACAAAAGAATCCAGAGCCTGGCGTGAGCAAGTAGATGCTTGGTGGGCCAACCGTTTAAATATGCCTGATTTGACTCCTCGGTTGGTATTACAAAAATGGGGTACAGAAGTAGCCCGCAAAAGCTGGCACGATGATACCTGGATTGCTAGCTTGGAAAATAAGCTGAACAAAGCACAAAACGACATTGTTATCACAGATGTTCGTTTTCCTAATGAAATCCTTGCAGTACGTAATGCAGGTGGTATTGTAATTCGTGTCATCCGTGGACCTGACCCTTACTGGTATGAACATGCTGTGGCCGCGAATCAACAGGTACAATCTGCTATGTCTTACATGCTGGCACAAAACGTACACCCCTCAGAATGGGCCTGGATTGGTACAGAATTTGACGCTGTTATTGACAACAACGCAGATGGTCTTGACCCACTATTTGCCCAAGTTAAAAATCTGGTTCAAGGTCTCCAGGCGTCCAAGTAAGATCTAATTTTTTAATTTCAACAGCACAATTTTGACAAACTGTTTTTAAGTTTCTTAAACTGCTGTTGTTGAGATTACTGTCTACATGATATACCATTAGTTGCATGGCATATTTGGCACGAAACCCACAGCGATCGCAGGTGGGTTTTTTCTTATAGCCAGTTCCTGCCCACCGAGGTTCTGGCAACTTACTACGACGTCCTTTTTTGATACAGTAATCACACCGACTTCGATAGTGCGTGATGCCAGCACGAATATAGTTTACAGCACACAATCTCTGATTACAAGCAGTACAATTAGGACGATTCATGATATATTTATTTAAAAACCTTTGGTAAAGGTATATAATACACCGTTCTTTTTGCCTTAACCGATAAATATCTTTATTAATAAAAAGGAATTTGTTATGGCCTTAATATCCCCAGGTGTACAAGTCAGTGTAATTGACCAAAG